ACCCAGCGTTTCAGTAGCTACGTAAACAAAAGCTACATCGTTGAAATACGTAACTTCACTACAGGATCTCTTGCACTCTACACAAATCTAATATATAAAATTCTTACTATACAATTAATTAGAGCACAGACGCGTATAGTCGACGGCCTAGAGACTGTGTTCGGAAAACTAGGAGGATATAATTATGGCAAATACAACATTTTCAGGACCGGTCCGATCGGAAAACGGTTTTGAACAAATAACAAAAAACGCAACAACTGGTGCTATCACATCTAATGCAGCTTACGACAAAGGTATTAGAGGTGGTGTTCAGTCTTTATCAGGAGCAGGTGCAGTTGATCTAACTAACTTGATCACTGAAGTAACTACGACTGGAGCTGATGCATTAACTTTAGCGGATGGTTCAACTTCAGGTCAAATTAAAATCATTAACATGATTGTTGATGGTGGAGACGGAACTTTAACTCCAACTACTTTTGCAAACGGAACTACAATTACGTTTGACGCAGTAGGAGAATCAGCTACTTTAGTTTGGAACAGTACTGTTGGTTGGGTTGCAACTTCAACAGTTGGTGCAACAATAGCGTAATAGTTAATTATCTTGGTGGGAAACTTCGAGACTTTTTGATCTCGATACCCACCGAGACCAAAAGATAAGGAGATAAAATTATGGCAGGCGGCGGATCATTTTCAAGCGATCAGAAATTTACCACGTTAACAGCAGATGGTAGTTTCAAAACCATTACTGGTGGAAGTACAAATTTAGGACCATGTAGAGTAACTTATATTCAAGCACATGGTGGATCAGACTGTTTAGTAAAATTACATGATGGAACTGGAACAGGTGGTTCTTTAGAGTTTCAAGCTAAATTTAGTTCTGAAGGTTTAGATATAATGATTCCTGGTTCTGGTATAAGATTTAAAACAGGAGTTTATTTAGATTTAACTACAACAGACTCCGTAACAATAGGATACACAGGATAATGAAATCAGACGTAAAAGCAATTAGAAAAACAGATGCTACATCAGTCTTTGGAGGTAGAACAAGATTAAGAGGAATTATTCTTGCTTCAACTGGATCAGCAGGTTCAGTAACTTTACAAGACGGTAATTCTGTTACACAGTTTCAAGTAGATGTTCCAGCTGGTGATGTTTTTTCATATAATTTAGCAGAAGATGGTATTTTGTTTGAAGGCGGTATGACTATATCAGCAATTTCAAACGCTACTGCAACAATTATATTGGACAAGTAAGGAGACTAAATGGCTAATACTACTTCAGGAACGACAACGTTCGACAAAACATTTGCTATCGACGAAATCATAGAAGAGGCTTATGAGAGAATTGGTATGCAAGGTGTATCTGGTAATCAGTTACGTATGGCCAGACGTTCTCTTAATATTATGTTTCAAGAGTGGGGTAATAGAGGACTTCACTATTGGGAAGTAGCAAACAACTCAATTACATTAGTTAGTGGTCAAGCAGAATACACAATGTTTAGATCAACAGGTGATGGCACTTCTAGCACTACAGCTGTATATGGCGTAGATGATGTATTAGAAGCTGTTTATAGAAACTCTTCAAGTGTTGATTCACCTCTTACAAAAATAAACAGATCTACATATCAAGGTCTTTCTAATAAAACTTCTACAGGGACACCCTCACAATATTTCGTACAAAGATTTATAGACAAAGTTACAATTACTTTATACCTAACACCAGGTTCATCAGAAGCTGGTAATTTTATTAATTACTATTATGTAAAAAGAATACAAGATGTTGGTGATTACACTAACGCAACAGATGTTCCGTACAGATTTGTACCATGTATGGCATCAGGTTTAGCATATTATTTATCACAAAAATTTAAACCAGAATTAACTCAAAACATGAAACTATTATATGAAGATGAATTACAAAGAGCATTAGCTGAAGATGGTTCTTCTTCAAGTTCATACATAACCCCAAAAACTTATTATCCAAATGTCTAATTTTTCAAAAGGTAAACACGCACAATTTATATCAGACAGATCTGGTATGGCTTTTCCATATAAAGAAATGGTTAAAGAATGGAATGGTTCTAGAGTACACGTATCTGAGTTTGAACCAAAGCAACCACAATTACAGCCAAAACCACATGGTGCTGATCCTCAAGGTTTACCTATGGCAAAACCTGATAGAACAGAGCCAGCAACATCAAATATGTTACCAGGAAATCCTTTTAATATTACATCTGGAAGTACAACAATTACAGTAACAGAACCTAATCACGGAAGATCTACTTCAGACACAGTGGTTTTTAGAAACGTTGATGGATCACCGGGTGGATTAGCTTTTACTGTGTTTGAAAATTCGTCAGGATTTAGTATAACAGTAACAGGAACAGATAATTATACATTCACATTAGGATCAACTCCTACTGTGACTGAAAAAGCAGGAGGAATGTTTGTAACGGCAGGGCCGGTAACATTAACACCATAATGGCAGGAATTAGTTATAGCACTTTAATTACACAAATTAGAAACTACACAGAAGTAGATTCTAATGTTTTAACTGCTGATCAATTAGAGAATATTATTTTAAATGCACAATATAGAATTATGCGTGATGTTCCTATCGATGCAGATAGAAGACAACAAATAGGTAATTTAGTTACAGGACAAGAAACAATTAATGCTCCAGGAGGAGCTTTATTTATTAGAGGTATACAGGTCTATGATTCTACATCAGCTGCAACTGGAGCTAATAGATTTTTAGAAAAAAAAGATGTTACATATCTACAAGAGTACGTGCCATCAACAGAGACAGCAAAAAGAGGACAGCCTAAATATTATGCTATGTTTGGTGCAGCTACTGGAGACGGAGATACTAATTCTGGCAGAATGATGTTTGCGCCTGTTCCAGACACAACGTATAAATTTAGAGTGCATTATAATAAAATGCCAGCGACTTTAGCTTCTGACAACACAACAAACTACATCAGCTTAAACTTCCCAAATGGGCTATTATATTGCTGTTTGGCGGAGACATATGCTTTCTTAAAAGGTCCACAAGATATGTTGACACTATATGAAAATAAGTATAAACAGGAAGTAGACAAGTTTGGTGTAGAGCAAATCGGCAGAAGAAGACGAGATGACTACACGGATGGTACAGTTAGACTAACAGTTCCATCAACAAACCCGTAAAAATTAGGAGTTAATTATGGCAATATCATCGGCAATTTGTAATAGCTTTAAACAAGAACTGTTAGTTGGAACACATAATTTTACTGCATCTAGTGGTAATACTTTTAAGATAGCTTTATACACAAGCTCTGCATCTTTAGGCGCTAGCACGACTGCTTACTCAACATCAAATGAAATTTCTAACACATCTGGATCTGCATACTCTGCAGGAGGAGCAACTTTAACAAGTGTTACACCAGTACTAGACTCTTCCACTGCAGTTTGTGATTTTGCTGATGTTAGTTTTACCTCCGCATCTTTCACAGCTAATGGCTGTTTAATTTATAACGATACGCAATCTGATAAAGCTGTTGCTGTTATAGCATTTGGTGGTGACAAAACTGTATCTAGTGGAACTTTTACAATTCAATTTCCAACAGCAGACGCAAGTAACGCGATCATAAGATTAGCGTAAGGGGATTAACGGATGTCCGTTACTCGAACTTTCACAGTAACGGTAGTTTCTACCGGTTCAGGTAATAAATATTTTATTGATGGTGTACAACAACCTACTTTAGAGTTAGTTGAAGGTGCAACTTTTAGATTTGATCAATCAGATTCATCTAACAATACACACCCATTAAGATTTGCGACAGCAGAAAATGCTTCAGGTGGAACACAATACACAACTAATGTAACAACAAATGGAACACCAGGTTCTTCCGGAGCTTACACGCAAATTCAAGTTGCTTCTGATGCGCCAACTTTATATTACTATTGCACTAATCACCTAAATATGGGTGGTCAAGCGAATACTCCTAATACTGATTTTTGGGGAGCAGGAAATTGGAGTGCAAATCTTTGGGGAATAAGCGAAGAATTTACAACTGGTTGGGGCGCAGATACCTGGAATGACGGTGGTTCTTGGGGTCAAGCTAATGATGAAGTAGTAGAATTAACTGGTCAAGCAATAACTTCAGCGTTAGGAACTCCTATATCAGGAGCTGAACAAGGTTGGGGTAGAGATGGTTGGTCAGAAGAACCTTATGGAGATAGTTTTAGTCCCGTTGTATCTTTAAGTGGCTTCTCAATAACATCATCACTTGGATCAGTAACAGCTTTCCCTGAACAAGGTTGGGGTAGAGATACTTGGAACTTTGAATCTTGGGGTACCAGTGGTTTAACGGTAGAGTTAGGTGGCTTAGAAATTACATCTGATTTAAGTGCTAATGGTTGGAGTAATGCATCTTATGGTGAAAATGGTTGGGGTATGTTTACCCTTAACCCTGCAGATGCGATAGGAGTAACAGGCCAAGCGATAACCTCTGCTGTACCAAGTCAATTAGATATACCAGAACAAATTCAAGGAATTGAAATTACTTCTAATGTTGGTTCAATAACACCAGGAGAATTTGTAGTAGGATTAAGTAGTCAAGCAATAACTTCATCTGTTGGATCTTTATCTCCTGCAGATGTAGTTGGAGTAACTGGTCAAGAAATAACTTCAAGTGTGGGTTCACCAGATATAGGTGCAGTAGAATTAATTAACTTAACTGGAGTTTCAGGAACATTATCTGTTGGTGATATAGATCCTATTCCAATGGTTGTAGGATTAGGTGGTCAATCAGCTACATTCTCTGTAGGATCTATTACACCTGCAGATGTTATGGGATTAACCGGACAAGAAATAACGTCGTCGGTAGCAGGTTTTGGTACTGCGTCAGGCTTCGGAATTCAAGCATATTCTGATGTTGACACAGGCTCAAATTCTTCGTATACAAATGTTGCAACGGGATCAAATACAAGTTATACTGACGCTGCATAATAGGAGATAAAATATGGCTTCAACATACACACCTTTAGGGGTAGAACTTCAAGCAACCGGTGAAAACGCGGGAACGTGGGGAACGAAAACTAATACTAATTTACAAATCATTGAACAAATTTCTGGCGGATATACTACTCAATCAATAGCAGGTGGTGCGCAAACTACGGCTCTTTCAGTTTCTGATGGATCAACTGGAGCAACTTTATCTCACAGAATGATTGAGTTCACAGGAACTATTACAGGAAATCAAATCGTAACTATACCTTTAGATGTTCAAACTTTTTATTTTTTAAGAAACTCAACATCAGGCGCATACACAGTACAATTTAAATACGTTTCGGGTTCAGGTGATTCGTTTACTTTTTCTGCAACAGACAAAGGCGATGCTCTTGTATTTGCTACTGCGAATGATGGAACTAATCCAGACATTGATACTTTACCAGCTGGTGATGTAACAACTACTGGAACACAAACTTTAACAAACAAAACGTTAACGTCTCCTAAAATAGGAACTTCTATTTTAGATACTAACGGAAATGAATTAGCTTTATTAACGGCAACAAGTTCAGCTGTTAATGAAATTACATTAGCAAATGCTGCAACTGGAAATGGTCCAATTATTTCTGCAACAGGTGAAACAAATGTTGATTTAAATTTAAATCCTAAAGGAACAGGAGTTCTTAAATCAGGAACAGCCGCAGTAAAAATTGCAGGTAAAGAAACTATATGGATTCCAGCAAATGCTATGTTTGGACCAACAACTAATCCTGCAGATGCAGCACAAGTTGAAACAACAGCAACAAGACCAGATTTAAAAGTATTTGATTTTGATGCTAGTACAAAACAATACACACAATTTTCAGTGGCAATGCCTAAGTCATGGAATGAAGGAACAGTAACTTATCAAGTTTATTGGTCTCCTTCTACTACAAACACAGGAGATGCTATTTTTGGTTTACAAGGTGTAGCGTGTGCAGATAACGATACTATTGATGTTGCATATGGAACTGCAATAAATGTTACAGACGCTGGAATAGGAACAGTCGAAGATCAACAGGTTTCATCTGAAAGTAGTGCGATGACAGTTGCTGGATCTCCAGCAGCAGGAGAACTAACTTACTTTCAATTTTTTAGAGACGCAGCAGATGGTAGTGATACTTTCACTGGAGAATGTAGAGTTCTAGGTATTAAATTATTCTTCACTACAGACGCTGCTAACGACGCGTAAGGAGAATAAATGGCAGGATTTGGATACACAATTCTAGGTTTCGGAGCTGGAGGAGGAGTGCCAGACCTTGATGTAGACTTTTTAGTTGTAGCTGGCGGAGGTTCAGGCGCTAACAACTATCACGCAGGAGGAGCAGGAGCTGGCGGATACAGAACATCTTTTCCTGGCGGAACAAAAATTGCAATTAAAGGCGGCGACACTACAATAACTGTTGGAACAGGAGCTTCTGGAAATAACGGTCCTTACAATCCTGGAAACAACGGCGGTGATTCAACTATTGCAGGATCTACAGGAGATTTTACATCAGCAGGCGGAGGAGCCGGAAGACACACAGGAGCGCCATCAAACACAGGTAATGGCGGATCAGGCGGCGGTGGTTTTTACACTGGAAAAGGTTTAGGTAACGATCCCCCAACAACTCCACCACAAGGAAATCCAGGCGGAGCACCATCTGCTTCAACACCAGACGGAGGCGGCGGTGGTCCAACTCCAGACTTCCCTAACGGAGGCGGCGGTGGCGGAGCTACTACTAGACCAAATAACAATGCTGGAGGACCTGGCACAGCTAATAATATTACAGGAAGTCCCGTAACTTACGCCGGAGGCGGCGGAGGCGGTGGGTCTGGAGGACCTAATCCAAACACTCCAAAAGCCGGAGGAAGCGGCGGTGGCGGAGATGGGGCTCAGGGCCCAGGCGCATCGGGTGGATCTGGAACGGACGGCCTTGGCGGGGGCGGCGGTGGTGGTATGTACCACGGCTCAACAAATGGAGGCGATGGCGGTAATGGCAAAATTATTATAAGAGGACCTGCTAATGCTGCGTTTTCAGTATCTCCACCAGATAACTCTGTTTCATCTGACCCATCATTTAAATTAGCCACATTCAATGTTTCAGGAACATTGACTTATGATGGAGGCGGTTAATGACAAAATACGCAGCCAAATTAGATGCTTCTAACACTGTTAGAAATGTTATCACCATAGGAGATGATGTTGAGAACGTAGATATTTACTGCGCAAAAAGATTTGGTGGAACTTGGAAAGAATCTTTTAAAGATGGCACTAGAAAACAACCTGCAATAATCGGGGGAACTTATGATGCTGCTAAAGATAAATTTATTTCAGAACAACCGTATGCTTCTTGGACTTTAGACTCTAATGATGACTGGCAACCGCCTGTCACAATTCCTGATATTAGTGATGAAGAGTATAAAGGCAGAATGTGGGATGAAGACAATCAAAGATGGACTGCTTTAAAAGTTAGCGACGGACATAACAAATACGCTTGGAATCCAGATAATTCTACTTGGACTGCTATTTAATCTTTAACTGCTTTAGTCCAAACTGGTAAGCCTAAGTGCTTTCTAGTATCAAATAAATTAGCTCTGTCTTTTGCATCATTATAATGTAAAAATACTTGGCTACAGAAATTACCTTTAAACTCTTCTCTCCAATGTGTAAAATTACAACCTCTATAAATTAACATATCACCTGGCCTTAAATTAACTTTTTTATCATCTATAAAGATAGGCCATAAATCACCACCTAAATTCATTGTTGTAGAAAAATCACAAGATTTTCTATCCTTATGTTTTTTTAAATGACTTCCTTTTTCATAAACTCTTGCATAAGCATAAGTAGGTATTAAAGGCATTTTTAAATATTTTTCTAAAACAGGTTTAGCCATAACTAATAATGTTTCCATCGCTATGTCTCCATAAGTTGCGAAAGCATTAGGACATTGTGTGTCAGGATATATACCTATGTAACCTTTTGGTAAATCTTGATTTATAGATAAATAAACTTCACGTTTTAGTCTTAGATAATTAGATAAAAACTGTGCCATTGTAGGATCTAAAACTTTTCTAACAACTTTATATTTAAATTGTTTTCTCATTTAAAACTTGGCCCTCTAAACCACATGACTAGTGAGTATCTTGTCCCTTGAGTAACTGGTGTAACTTTGTGATGCATATAACTTGGAAATACTACAATAGTTCCTTTTTTTCTAAAAACTTTATCTGTCAGAATAGATTTTTTATTTTTCTGCATAAGTTTACTAAACAACAAATCACCCCCTTTGTATTTAGAATCATCTGTTAACTGTATTGTTACAGATAGTTTTCTTTGAGAATTAGGTTGAAAAGTTGGTTGATTTTTATTGAAACTTAAATCTTGATGCCAATCATAATGTTGATTCTTATCGTATATTGTAAACTGGCCATTTTCAGCATGATTGGTTTCAAAATTCCAATCTGCTTGTTTGTTTGCTCTTTCTACATAAGACCATATCATATTAGTTAACCAGTCTTCTGTTAACCAAACAACATCTGAATCTCTAATTTTAGTATTCCAATCTTCTGGTTTTTTATGTCTCTCTCCCTCAACGTTTGCTTTTACTTTTCTTCCTGATAATCCAATCTTAACAATTTCATCACAAATACCAGAGGGTATTGCATTTGCATAGTACCAGTAAGCATAATCACTTATCATTTTTATTCCTAATTTCTGTTGCAGATATAGATTCTATTTTTTCTGGTAAAGAAATTTTTTCAATCACATATCCAACATCTCTACCATAACATATATTTGTTATGTTTGGAACCCTTATAACTTCAAACATTCCTCGATATTCTCTAAGTCTTTTTATAATTTTTCTTCTTACAGTTTTAAAAGGATATGGGTTATTCTTACCATCACAATCTCTAACCATAATTGCAACTTGCCCTGTTTTCTCTAAAATGTTTTTAAAAAGCTCAAAATGACCTTCGTGAAAAGGTTGAAATCTACCTAGCATTTGTGCTGTTGGTTTTTTATAATTTATCACGGATTTCCTTTATTACATCTTGATAATCAAAGTTTTTAATTTCAAACGTACATGAACTTGGTTTTTCAAACATTTGATTAGTATCATCAAATCTACCTTTCTTAATTGTGTTCATCCAAATTTTCACATCGTACTCATGTCTATCCTCGTCAAAAGGGCAAACAAAATCTATGACAGCATGACCATCAACAAGAGAAGATAAGCAAGCCATTCTTTGAGCTTGTCTTGTTCTTCCTTCCATAGAGAAGTCCCAATCGTTAAACATCTTTCTTACTTCGTCAGCATTAAAGTAAGCATACCCTGCAGATAGCTGTCTAGCAAAAGTAGTTTTACCTGAACCTGGTAATCCAAAAACTAATATCCTCATAATTTTAATTCTCCTAACCCTCCTCCTATTGTGCCTTTTAAAAAAGTGTTAAAAGCAATACTAGTTCTAGTATAATTGTTTCTATTAACTTTAACAGAATGATATAAATGCGAAGGAAACATAATCAACATCCCAGTTCTTACATTTAAAGTTCGTGTTTTAGAGTTCCAAACATTGTAGTGTTTTATATTAGGATTCAAAAATCTAAAGGCATTATTTGTAAACTGAATAGCATCGTTTTCTTCTTTAGCGTTAATATATAATACTCCAGATATGTATGAATTGGTGTGACAATGCTCTTGATGATATTGATTTTGATTTGAATAATTTATCCATGATTGTGTTATATTTAATTTTACATCATCAGATGGAGATATTACTTTTTCTAAATAATCATCGCAACACTCTTGAATAAATTTTTTTAAATTTTTAAAACCTTTATTATTTAAAACATAACTTTCTTTTGTATGATAATTACTAAGATTAAGAACTGTTTTATCTTGAAAACTATTAATTAAATTTTTTTCTTTTAAAGTTATTTTTCTTTCTAGACTATTCATATACAAAGGTGTTGAGAATAAATTTTCAATTTGTGCCTGTTTTATCATTGTCCGTGTATGTTAATTTGTACGTTTGAATATTTATCCATAATCTTTTTTCCAAGTATTTTTTTTAAGTCATGTTCTTTGTATTCTATTTTTTTTGTTCTGATCGTATGCAGTCCTTTACCTAAAACACTATCGTCATACTCAACACCATTTATATTTATTTGTTTTAGATTTGTAAGCTTGTGTTTAAATAAAGGTATATTTAAATATTTATATATCTTCTCTAAAGTTTTTTCTGTATCACATATTAAATCTTTATAATTAACAAGAAGCCCGTGTTTATTATTACAAGGCACCATTAAATTACCTAAACAGCTTAACTGTCTCATTATCATTCCATCCTGTTCCATAAGTTTGTCACAGAGTTGCATATTATTTAAAGTTCTACTCTCTAAAAAATTTGATGGATTTTTTCTGCACCAAATAATAAAAGATGCCAACACCTCTAAAACTGGCCTGTATAAGAAAATTATTTTTAAATTTTTATCTAAGTAATTTATCAAGTATTCAAAGTTTTTTGGCAAACCAGCCACACCTCTTTCTATTATAAATTTTTGTTTCCATGGTTTATAAAAAGATGGATATATGTTTTTTAAAAGACTTCTTAAACATTCATTATTTGGTGCATTTTTATATTCGTCTGTTTCTTCTACTTCACTAATTTTATCAGTGATTACAGAAGTAAAAGCGTTTGGTGTGCAAGCTATATCAGGGTTTTGATTTAATATAGATGTCAGCAAAGTATTGCCTGCTCTAGGCAGACCACACAAAAAATAAAACTTTTTATTTTTCATTAACTAGATATTTAACATGTTCTTTTAGTTTAGCTACTTTGTCCCAAAGATCTTGATTAGTTTTTAAAACAAACTTAATTTGATCCTCAAGTTTACAAATAGTTTCTTTATAAGAAGCGTTAATTAGAACTTCATGTTTTTTAACTTGTTGTTCCATCTCTAGTTTTTCAGCTAGATCTCTTATAATTTCATCTTTGTTCATAGTATTGATTTCTTTTTTAAAAAGATATATAACACAAATTATATATAAAGCAATAATGAAAAAACACAATTTTGATAAAAGTACTTTTATACAAGGTTACTATATACCTAAAAAAATCTGTGATGATTTAATAGATTTTTTTAAAAAACATACCTATCGGCACCACGTAGGCACAACAGGTAATGGCATAAAAAAAGAAACTAAAGATAGTACAGACATTAGTCTAGCCTATTGTGATTCTGCTCTAGATCCTTACAAAGAAGAACTACAAAAATGCCTTTCTATATATGAAAAAACTTATTATGGATTAGATGGTATTGGACGTTTTTCTCCAGCGCTAGAAGAAGTTAATATTCAATACTACAAACCTGGCGGTGGTTTTAAAAAATGGCACTTTGAAAGACATATAAAAACTAAAGACAGGCTACTAGTCTTTATGACCTATCTTAATGACGTGCCTGATGGGGGTACAGAATTTTTTCATCAAAAAACAACTTCTCCGGCAAAGAAAGGTTTAACTGTAATATGGCCTGCCGAGTTTACTCATTTACACAGAGGGCAAGTGTCTAAAAGAGAGAAGTATATTATTACAGGTTGGTACAACTTTATAAGAACTTAATGAAAGTTATAGAAAATTTTTTATCAAAAGCTGAATTTAAAGATTTAAAAAGATTAGTTTGTTCAAATGAATTTGGTTGGTTCTATAGAGAACATCAAGTGGATGAAACTAATGATCATCCCTACTTATGTCACTCTGTGATTAGAAACGGAATTATAAACTCTCCATTTTATGAAAGTCATTTCAAATGTTTATTAAGAGAGTTAAACGCAAATATGTGTTCAGAGGTTAGAGCAAATTTAATGTTAAGAGATAACAAAAAATATACATCTGCTTATCATGTAGATCGACCTTTTAAATGTAACACAGCTATATATTATATAAACACAAGCGACGGATATACTGAATTTGAAAAAACAGGTAAGAAGGTGTTAGCCGAAGAAAACAAAATTGTTATTTTTGATTCTTTATTAAAACATAGAGCAGTGTCGCCAACTAATATTTTTGCAAGGTACGCTGTAAATATAAACTACGTATGAAAATAAAAACTATAGATAATTTTTTGGACAAAGAACAATTCCTTAAAATAGAGAAAACATTATTTGGATCTACCATTCCATGGTATTACACTGACGCTGTGGCAAGTCCTAACGATAAATCTGGATATTTTTTTATACATCATCTTTACTTTGATGATGCTTATCAAAGCAAGTTTGCTAATGAAGTTTTATTACCAATAATATATAAGCTATCCTTTAAGAAATTACTTCGTGCTAGAATAAATTGTTACCCTAAAGTTTCAAAGATTGTTTACAATGAGCTACACAATGATTGTGAGTTTCCACACAAAGTAGCTTTGTTTTCACTCAACACAAATAATGGCTTTACTTACTTTAAAGATAAATCAAAAATACATTCAAAGGCTAATCAAATTATTTTATTTGATGGAAAAACAAAACACGGTAGTGCTATGCAAACCGATACTAACTTAAGAATAAATATTAATATAAATTATATATAACATGTTTTTTGGAACTACAATTTTAGATAATTTTTATACCGATCCTTATAAAATTATAAAGCGATCAAAAGATTTTGAATTTACTTATTCAGATAACGGCAGATGGCCTGGTCAAAGGACTGAGCTAGTTCATAAGATAGATTATAATTTATTTTATCATACATGTGTTAAAATACTATCTGTGTTATATCCCACAGAATATTTAAATTTACAATTTAATGCTTCGCAGCATTTTCAAAAAATTAACCTTAAGGACTATGACAATGGATGGGTTCATAATGATGGCAGTGATAACAACTTGTTTACGGCTATAATTTACCTAAGTCACCATGAAGACTGTGGCACTAGTTTATTTCATTTAAAGAAAAATAATTTTGAGGCCTTATATGCTAAAGAAATATCGCCTATAGATTATTATCTAAATTTCAAAGACAAAGAAAAAAGAGAAAAAGACAAAGAGTTGTGTGCAAAGAATAATGCACAATATGAAGAGACAATAAGAATTAACTCTAGATTGAATAGATTAATCTGTTTTGACTCTAATCACCCTCACGCTGCCCATGACTTTAAAAACTCTAAATTAAAGAAAGAACCTAGGTTAACCTTAATTACTTTTTTTAGAGAAATAACTAGACGTGACGGCACAAGAATATATTTTCCTTCTCAGCCTAATGGTTTCCATTATTAATAAATTTTCTAAATATCTAACCGGCATAGAGTATCCTAAGGAAAAAAGTAGTTGGAATATAGCGGGTATTTTAAAACATAGAAATGCTTTTTATAAATTTGATGTAAGAGATATGTTTAAATTACCTGATGGCACCCGTGCTCAAAAAGGTCGAACTGACACAAAAGCTGATAAAATGGTATTAGAATTTAAAAATCAGTGGGTTATTTTAGATATTGAGGAGCTACTTTCATATATTCGAAAGCACAAAGTAAAAAAGGTCTATGTAAATGATTTGATATCAGACTTAGAATGGACTATATTTTTAGCCAAAAATTAGTATAATGGTACATTATGGCATTACAAAAAGTACAGTTCTTACCAGGCTTCAATAAACAGATTACAGATACTCAGGCAGAAGGTCAATGGGTTGATGGTGACAATGTTAGATTTAGATATGGCACACCTGAAAAGATAGGTGGATGGGAACAACTAGGAACTAACAAACTTACTGGTGCAGCTAGGGCTATGCATCACATCGTAAACAGCAGCGGTGTTAAATATTCTATTATAGGGACAAACAGGATATTGTACGCATATTCAGGAGGTGTATTTTATGATATTCACCCCATTGAATCCACAACAACTCTTACAAGCGCTTTTACCACAACTAACGGGTCTACGTCTGTGACCATAACATTTTCTTCTGGTCACGGTTTATCGCCTGGAGATATAATTTTATTAGACAATTTTACAACCATCACAAACTCAGACTACACGGCATCAGATTTTGATGATAAAAAATTTATGGTAACTTCAACACCAACCAACTTAACAATAACAATTACAATGCCTTCGGCAGAATCTGGATCAGGTGCTACAACATCTGGAGGCATAAGAGTTCAATCTTATTATAATGTTGGACCTGCTGAACAGTTACCTGGATTTGGTTATGGACTAGGATCTTGGGGCGGTGAAGCAAGTAATCCACTAACTACAACTCTTAATGGTGCGATTGATGCATCCACAACCACGATAGTTTTAACAAGCGTTGTTAACTTTCCATCGTCAGGTACAAATTTTATTAGAATAGGAACAGAAGATATTTCTTACACTGGAATTTCAGGCAACACATTAACAGGCGTGACACGAGGAGCGAGAAGCACAACAGCTGCATCACACTCTGATGGTGCAACAATTACAAATATTTCTGATTTTGTGGCTTGGGGTGAAACAGCTTCAGGTGACTTAACTATTGATCCAGGTCTTTGGTCAATAGATAACTTTGGTAACAAAGTTATTGCACTTATACATAACGCACAAGTTTTTGAATGGAATGCAGATTTATCAAATGCTACTGCAACAAGAGCTACAATTATATCTGGTGCACCAACTGCATCAAGAGACATGATTGTATCTACACCGGACAGGCACTTAGTGTTCTTTGGTACAGAAACAACGATTGGTTCACCAACCACACAAGATCAAATGTTTATTAGATTCTCTAACCAAGAGGATATTAATACTTACACACCAACAGCTACTAACACTGCTGGTACCCAGAGACTTGCGGACGGCTCTAGAATTATGGGAGCGGTTAGAGGTCGTGATGCAATTTATGTTTGGACTGATACTGCTTTATTTACACAAAGATTTATTGGCCCACCTTTTACTTTTGGTTTTGCACAGGTAGGTACGAACTGTGGACTAATAGGTCAGAACGCTGCGGTAGAAGTGGATGGTGCTGCGTATTGGTTTTCAGAGAATGGTTTCTTTAAATATGCTGGTGCACTACAATCTTTGCCGTGTTTAGTAGAAGATTTTGTTTTTAATAATTTAAACACTACAGCTAATCAACTTATTAATGCTGGATTAAATAACTTGTTTGGTGAAATTAATTGGTTTTACTGTGCTACAGGATCAACAGTAATAAACAAGTGCGTAACTTATAATTATGTTGAGTCTACGCCTCAAAGACCTGTATGGACCACAAGCACATTAGATAGAACAACGTGGCAAGACTCTGCCGTGTTTGGTAAACCACACGCTACAGATTATGACGCTGGTTCTAATAATTCTTATGATGTTGTGGGTAACACAGACGGATGCACTATATACTACGAGCATGAGACAGGCACAGATCAAGTAACATCAACTGCTACAACTGCTATAACTTCTAACATTGAGTCTGGAGACTTTGATATTAGTCAAGGTGGCGATGGTGAGTTCTTTGCAAAGATTAGAAGATTTATACCAGACTTTGTATCTCAAACTGGTAACACACAGATTACATTACAATTAAGAAACTACTCTAATGATTCACAGGCAAGTTCCGCGCTTGGGCCTTTTACAATTAGTTCATCAACAACAAAAGTTGATACTAGAGCTAGAGCCAGAGCGGTATCTTTGAAGATAGCAAATACAGCAGCTTCTCAGAATTGGAAATTAGGTGGATTTAGGTTAGACATACAACCGGATGGAAGAAGATAATGGCAAAGATAGTACAGATATTAACAAGACCTGCTAGAGAATATAGTCAAGATGTTGCTGATGCTCAGGTGAGAGATCTTGATAGTGTAATACAAAAATTAAATACGACATATCAGCAAGAACTAAAGGATGAAGTTGACGCTCAAAACTTCTTTTTAAATTAATGGCAAATAGTTTTATAAACGCAAAAGTAGATCTAACAACAACTAACAATACAACGTTGTATACAACTCCCTCTGCTAACGTTGCCGTTGTTAAATCTTTGTTGATAGCTAATGATTCAGGTTCTGACTGCAATATTGATGTTACTTTAACAGATGCTTCTGGTAATGTTTTTATTTTATTTAAAACTAAAGCTGTAGCATCTAATACAACAACCGAACTTTTGACTCATCCTCTTGTAGTAGAAGAAAGTGAGATATTAAAAGTACAAGCTAGTGACGCGAATGAGCTGCACGTTATAGCTTCTATATTACAAATACAGCCAAGAGAGGTAGTATCTTAATGAAGGTTTTAAAGCCAGAAAAGGTAATAACGACTATATCTAACCTTAAAACAGGAGAGGTATATAAGACAGAAGACGAGTGGAAGGCTAAAGGAGTAGAAGAAAAGGACATTAAAAGAGACGTAACTGTAGTAATGCCTAGCCTTGATTTATTTGGAAAAACCAAGTAAAAAGGACGTTACAGGATAAAAAGCCTGCCTTAACAATTTAGCTAAATTATGACAATATCAAGAGGACAGATGGAGAGACAATTACGAATGGGTGGTGGCATCATGGATGTCGTGCCTAGAGAACCTGCTTTATTAGGTGGTATTAAAAGAGCAGTTAAAAAAGTTACTAGAGGCGTAAAAAAAATTGCAAAGTCTGATCTTGGTAAAGCTGCATTATTA